TACAGGACAAAAGTCTGAGCAAATGACAAACATAAATGCTCTTTTAAAAGAACAAGAAGAACTTGAAAAATCCCTCACCGAAAAGACAGAAAAAAGCACAAAACAAAGAATGGTGTGGGCGGAAATGGAAGGAAAGCAAAAGAGAGATGTGGTTGCAAATACAATGGGTGCTGTTGCTGACTTACTAGGAAAAGAGTCTGCGGCGGGAAAAGCAATGGCAATAGGACAAGCATTAATAAATACATATAGTGCGGCGACAGCGGCATTAGCGCCACCGTCACAGGGTGGTGCTGGACCGATACTTGGACCGGTGTTTGCGGCGTTAGCAATTGCTTCTGGTTTAAAGAATGTGAAAGAAATTATGTCAACTAAGTTGCCTTATGGTGATAAGGGTGGTGGTGGTGGTGGTGGCACACCTTCTGCACCAGCTATGCCTTCTGGTATTGGTGGACAGGCTTTGATTCCAAACCTTTCAGAAATGGGAATTGGTGAACCAGATGACCAACAACCTGTTCAAGCCTATGTGGTTGAAAATGACATTAGTGATGCACAAGCTCTACAACAGGAATTAGATATTCAAGCAACATTGTAAACAAATTGCTGATATATATATTTATAAAAAACAAATAAAATGAAGAAGCCAAAAATTGTAGAATTAATTATAGATGAAACAGAAGACATCTTTGGAATACAAGCTATTAGTTTAGTATCAAATCCAGCAATAGAAAGAAATTGGGTTGCATTAAGTAAAGACAACTTTTTATCTTTAGCTAAAATAGATGAAGAAAAAAGAACTTTAGTTGGGGTTGCTCTTATGCCAGAAAAAGAGATTCCAAGATATTCAGAAGATGACGGTGAGTATTTAGTGTTCTTTTCAAAAGAAACAATAGAGAAAGCGCAAGAACTATTTATGAATGGTTTAAAAAATAACAAAGCAACAGTAGAACATAAGGAAGATATTGACGGTGTTAGTGTTATAGAAACTTGGATCAAAGAAGATGAAAATGACAAGTCAGATCTATATGGATTCCAAGATGTTCCAATCGGAAGTTGGTTTGTAAAAATGAAAATTTACAATGATGAAGTGTGGCAACAAGTGAAGGAAAATAAGCTAAGAGGTTTCAGTATCGAAGGCTATTTCGTTGATAGAGCTGTTGAAATGCAAAAAGAAGACATATTGAGTTTAGCTGAGGAATGTATTGATTGTGAACAAAAAGAGGTTATGGAAGAAATAAAAAGTGTTTTAATGGAAGCTGAATTGAAGCCAGACTTAACACTAGATGGAACACCAATATATAAAGACATTGAAAAAGCTGAACTTTATGGACAGTTGTTTTACGATTGTATAGGAAGTCACCCGCACGAAGTGGACGGATATACTTACTATATGGGTTGCAAGTCACATCAAGAGCTAATGAAAAAGAGAAAAAAGAAAATTGATTATAGAACAAGAAAGTATAGAAAAGCAGACACTAACTCTTTAGCTAAATACGATTGGGATCAATGTATTCGTGACCAAATGAAAGAATATGGAAACAAAGAAACTGCTGAAAAAGTGTGTGCGGCAATAAAAAATAAAACTGTAAAAAGATGATTTTCTAATTTGAAAAGGAACAATCACTAATTATTAATATATATAAAAAAAGTCAAGACAATGAGTTCAATACAAAAAATCAAAGAATTACTAAAATTCTCAAAGAAAAAGACATATAAAATCAATTTATATGCAGAAGCAATATTAGATGATGCAAGAGTTATCGCAACTGACGCAGAAGGTTTTGATCTAGGTGCTGAGGTCTATGTAATAAACGATTCGGCTGAGGTCGAAAAATTGGCGGAAGGAATATACACTTTAGAGGACGGCTCAAAAATAAGAATTGATGCTGACAGTCGAGTTGCTGGTTTTGGCGAAGAAGAAGTGGTTGAAGAAGAAGTTGTTGTGGAAGAAGAAATGTCAAAAGAAGAACTAGACGAGCCGGGAGAAACACCCGCAGAAAAAGCGGATTGGGCGAAGTCTTACGAAGAATTAAAAGATAAAGTTGAAGCATTAGAAAAAGCCGTATATGGCGAGGAAATGTCAAAGGAAACAACTGACCTTTCTGCTGACGTTATGGGTGAAATAATGACAAGACTTAATTCAATAGAAGAAAAATTTGGTGGCTTAGAAAATGAGCCGTCAAATGAAGGTGTAAGTGTTTCACCTACAAATTCAACACATAAAAAAGTTGATTTAGGCAAAATGTCAATCAATGAAAGAGTTAAATACATAATGAATAATTAATACTTAGAAAAATGAAAAAATTAAATTTATCGAAAAACAAAAGATATGATTTTGACATTACTATTAACAGCGACACTTACGCTGGTGAGTTGGTTTTGCCTTACGTTCGAGCAGCGTTACGTTCTCCAGACACTATTGCTAAAGGTTATGTTAGACAAATTGAAGGTCTTAACAAGTCCGCAGTAATATCACAAATATCTTCATCAAATCCAATTGTAGCGGCTTCTTGTGGTTGGACAGCTGGTGCAAACACATCAACAAGTGAGCAAATTCTTACGCTTACCGATATGAAAGTAAATGAGGAAATTTGCCGTGGCACCGTTTTCCCGACTTGGTATGGACAAGGAATGGACAGAAATGGTAATTTACCACAAGCATTTGGTGACTTTTTACTAGAAACAGTTGCGGCAAAAGCGGCGGCACAATTAGAGATTGCTATATGGCAAGGTGCTTCACCATTTGGAACAGGGTTCTTATCTGATGACGGAACTCAAGATGAAACAGGTGCAGATGCAAGTGCTTTAAAAGACTTTAGTGAAGTAGATTTTGCTGATGCCTTAGCGGCGTCAGATATTCTTACTGATATGGCTTCAGTATATGACAAAGTTGCTTCTGATGTGTCTGGACTATTAACTAAGCCGGGTGCTGGTTTCTATATGAACAACAAAACTTATGGCTTCTATATTCAAGCATTAGCGGCGGCGGGTTCTAATCAAGGACAGGTTTCTGGTGCTGGGTTTAATTTAGACGGCGACAATATGACTTACTTTGGATTCCCCGTTTACAGATGTCCGGGAATGTTTAATGATACCATAGTTTTCACATATCCAGAAAACTTAGTTGTAGGATCAAACACAAATTCTGGGTGGCAAGAAATAAGATTGATTCCAAAATATGAATTTGACGGAAGTGATAATGTTGGAATCGTTATGCAATTTGCTATGGGTGTTCAAACTGCGGTTGCGACAGACGGTGTTTACGGTTCAACTGTTTGGACTTAATAGATACTTTTTAAATGGGGGTTGAAACACACCCCCTTTTTTTAACTTAATAACACTAAAAAAATGGCTAATAAACTATACGAATTTCTCGCTTGTGACGTTTCGGAAGGAAGGTTAGTTCCGTGTAAGGACAGTATTGGGGGAATACAGAAGGTGTATTTGATGACTTATGATGAAGACTTGTTTAATAAGTTTACTATTTCTGGAAATGAAATTACAGAGATTGCGGCTATTACTATATTTAAGTATGATCTGAGAGCTAACACAACAGGTTTCACATCAACATTTACTTCAAGTGATGAAAACGGCACAACCTATTATGAGCAAACTTTAGAGCTTCAATTACAAAAAATAGTAAAAGAAGACTTGCCACATTTAGACAACATAGCAAAAGGAAGATGTCAAGCGTTTGTATTAGACGCAAATGATAATGTCTTTGTTATGGGAACTAGATTCGGGTGTTCTGTTACTGCGGGTGCTATGGTTACGGGAACTGCGAAGGGCGACCTTTCGGGATTTAACTTAACTTTAACAGCACAAGAAACTGAAAATTATATTGTGAAAAAATCTTCTGGTAATCCGGGTGCAACAAGATATCCTTTTGACAACATTGGGACACCGGGTAATGTAACAATCACAGCTGGAACGACACCAGCTTAATAAGAATTGTTTTCTATTCTGTTTGAAAAAGGGCAACTTCGGTTGCCTTTTTTTT